ACCGTCTACGCGCTCCAGCACTAGCTCCCCGTCACCGCGCCGATGCACAATATATACCCCGTGGCTATTGCCGGATATGCCGACGATTGCATCAGCCATGTCAACCCCTCCGCTCGCGTCGCCTGGCCCACATTGCCAGCAGTATAATCACGGCAAGCATAACCAGATTGCCGGCAACAAAGCCGCCCCAGAATGGCGCTATGTAGATGGTCATTCTGGCACCGTCCAATCACAGCAGGGACATCGAATAGCACTACACAGAATGTCTGGGCCAGAATAGACAACGACCCTCTTAAGATACCAGTTTCCGTCTATATTGACAATGTGTTTCCCATAGCTTTTCAATTCATCGCACTGATGCGGCTCTGGCTCTGGTTCATCCCAAGACAAACGAAAGTTCTTGCCCTTGATTGGGAACGGTACGTCACCAATACCAATCTTTATTGTTAATATGGGCGCAACTATCTGCTCTAAAATCCTAACGTCAATCTCTCTTCGGCTCACAGCTCTACCCTCTACCGCTTTCCGCAACGCATTTACACGCTGCCAGTATGCCTCGTCACCAACTCAAGCGTCCCGTAACAATGACCATATTGCAGCAAGTACAGTACGGATATTTCTGAGTAATCGGCTCATAGCTCTCTCCTCCCTACCTCACCACTGGATATATCGTACATCTGCAATTTATCGTATTCCACGCCGAACCACTGGGATCTCCAGGGTACATAAGCATCTGCCCGCCCACGTCAAACGGTTCGCCCATTGGCCGCTCCTGCCCGTGCGTTGCCATGTGTGTGTCACGCGCCCGATTGTCAAGTGTTGCCAGCCAGCCGCGCAACCCCATACCGGATTGCAGATAGGAATAATGCGTACCTAGGTTGAACGCCTTGATGATCTCAGTTCTAGCTATCACCTCGGCGCGCGGCCCCTTGAACCCTGAAAACAGCTCTGATATTTCGTCAGACAACTTCGGTATCGACCAACCCTCCTCGGCGGCCTGTGCTATCAATCTCGCAAGTGCATCTTGCGTGGTCTGTGTCACCTCATCGGTGAACTGCCACAGCACCTCCTCAATTGCCTGCTGTACTGCTGGGTTGGTCAGATCGAAGTCTACTACCAGTTTCATCGACCGGCCCAATACGCCAACCTGTTCTAGCCCATGCACTCCGCCAGCCCTGATGGTCTCCAGAATGAAGCCAGTAAACTCATTCCGCAGTGTCTCGCGCTCAATCTGTCCATCGAAGATATTCGAGGCGCTCAATTCCGCCACGCCATGCGCAGAGCGTATATTCTGATTCGGAATGACCGTTTCAACAGCCGAATCATTTGCTTTTCGCGCGGCTCAGTCTTGGCGTTGAACAGTAACCACAGCGCCTTGTGCTCTGGACTATTATATTCGTTGACCGCCTTCCCAGCCGCCTTTGCCGGCTCAGGCACAGACAGGCTAGACCCAACTGGCATAAGTGCCAGCGGCAGATACCCCACATCACCACCTGGAATATCGCCAACGCCTAGCCCAACCTGAGCGTTAATCTGGTTGAACGGCACGCCCATGTCGAATAGCAGTTTCGCCAGGTCTGCCTTTTCCTTGCGGTCTGTCTGGAGCACCTCGACGCCTGACAGGTCAGTGGCAAACTTTAGGTTGGGTGCAAGCTGCCCGATCTGCTGGAAGAAGTTTGTTAATGTATCATCACGCATACCGACCAGCGGGACAAGCGTCAATACCCAGAAGGCACGCATAGCCTGAGCGAAGTTCTCGTATGTGTCACGCCCCCAACCCATCACTTCGTCAGGTACGCCGAAGATAGCGCCAATCTCCTCGCGTGCAATCTTGCGCTGTTCTAGCCACTCCGTATCCTTCGGCGTCCAGTTTAGCGGCTTAACGTCAACGATGCCGTCTTCTAGCACGACGATGCCGTGTGACTTCTCTAGCCCCCGGTATTTCTTGGCAAACTTTGCCTCCAGGTTGTCTCGCTCAGTTGTCGTGAATCCCTGCGGCACTAGCGCCACAAAGTCAGGACGTGCGCTGTTGCTGAAAAAGAGTCGTGACCATGCCTGCGAGTACTCGTCAATCAAGATGCCCATGCGCACTGCGGAGATAGGCGCAATGCCGCGAAACGGCACGAGCGGGTTGTAAAACTTCCAATGCACAAACTCCTCGCGCGGTATCATAAACGGCTCAGACTGACCATCGCCAATCTGATACGACCGCACCGCATCATATAGCCGTTCATTACCCTTCGCCACGCGCACGCTGAATTGGTTAGGGTTGCGCGGCCACACCTCCTTGAACTTTCCAGACGACTTTCCTCTCACAAGCTCCAGGCCCAACTCACCGCCCAGCAGCATCGAGACCGTCCATTGTCGCCATAGGTCGGCCGGCGAGAGGCGGTCATTAATGTGAGCAAGCAAGTCGAGTAGCGGATGCGCGCTCACGGGTTCACCCGTCGCTGTATCTATGATCGTCAATTGCAGCGGCGCGATGTTCGTAGCAACCGTGTTAACTGCCTTGTGCACCCAGACGTGGCCGGCGTAGTCGCGGCCGCCACGCTCCCAATCAGACCAGCGATTCTCCTCATCGTCTGACCAGACGCGCATAATTGGCTCACGGTCAAGTAGCTCTGGATGCAAGTCGTACAATGCTTTGCGGCCAATCTGTACAGTGTTGCCGCTGGCATAGTTCTGTCTTATCTTATCAATCAGACCCATAAACTATCCTTGTGATTACCGCCCTCGACCGTACTCATAACCCGTCCTAATGCTCGCCACAATCCACAATACCACTGACACGATAACGCCGGCTGCAAAGCCGATCACCAGCGGTATAGCCGACACGACAAAAAGGGCGACGCGCCTCATACCGTTCATCGCCCAGCCCTCAGATAACACCAGTGCCGAAGGCCCTCGACCGCATGGTCATTACCATCCATCGGCTTCTCGTGCGACCCACGCGTGCCCTCTGGATACATATAGCCCTCTGTCAGTTCCCATATCAAGTTGCGGCAGCGGCTATGTACTTTCAATGACCGTCTACCATTACCGTCAAGTATCAGCCTGCGTAGTATCGGCAAGCCCTCACCCACCTTATGACCGCGAAAGCGTACGGGAATATTAGCCATGCGTAGCCGCGCGTGTAGTTCCTTTGCCTCCGGCGATCCCACTGCTAATTGTGGTAGCGGCCACCCATTCACCTCACATCGCGCCACTGCGTCCGCAACGCTCCGCTCCGCCAACATTTGACGCTGGTACAATTCATCGAATACTAGAATATCCGTTCCTGTACGCTGAATGAACAGTATCGCTCGTGGGTCAATGTATCCATCGTCAAACGCCAGTTCTATCGGCTGTTCTGGATCTGGCTCTTTGTCCGTAATATTCTCATTGTTGAACTCAGGGAACACCAGCCCTTCGACGCCGGCGTACCAATCCCCGTCGCGCCATGCCTTACGGAGTATATCAGGCAAAGAATCCAGTTCGTCACGATATACCTCTGGTAAGTGCGGATTATCAGTATATACACCCGGCAGAAATGCAAACTCCGGCGCCAATGCCGCCAGATTATTATCAGTAAACGACTTCTCGATCCACAGACGCCTGACCCATAATGCCCCAATGCCAGTCGGATTTGTTGCCCCCGCAAACTGCGGTCTCTCGACACCCGGCCAGCGCAATGACCCGCGCAATGTGGTAAATACCTTCTCTGGATTCTTGGTCAGTTCATCAACGAAAATAAAAGCGAATTCTACACTCTGGTACTTCGACGCGTCGTCCAGGTTGCGCAAACACAGTACGCCGCCACCATATGCATCGTGTAGCCGAAACTCACTCGCACTCGGCCACCACTTGCCCAGCCACGCAGGAAACTCAGTCTCTAGCTTTACTACCTGCCGGTCGCGCAATGCCGGATAGTTCTCACATGCCAGCATTCCCCGAACGCCGCGTAGCCCTTGCTGGCCGTATCGTAGCAGTAGCAGTATCGCATACCAGCGTAACCAAAAGCTCTTGCCTGGCCCGCGCGCTCCGCCGAATAAAAAGTACCGATAGCTATCTGCTAGCTTGACTGCCTCTTGCTGCTTTGGAGTGAAGGCGGCAAGCTCACTAAACCTTAGCGAACAGGCTCGCCCTCTGCCCCCGTGACCTCTTGCCGCTGCGTGGCTTTGCCCATCTCCCACTCTATAATCTCGCTAGCCACACCCTGTCGTATGCGCTCATCGTTACTATCAAGCCCAGATGCTTTAACCAGCATTGCCTTTGCCAGGTTCTTGCGCCTGATATAAGTCGCGGCAACTAGACCATCTTGTGCCATTCGATTGACTGCCAGCTTTACATCCTTCGGCCAATGGTAGACAGTACTGAGCGTTAGGTCAAGCCCCTCGGCAGCCTCTTTATCCGTTGAGCAATCCTGTCGTGCTACCACAAAACGAATCTGGTCAGTTGTCAAGCGCGACAAAATAGCCGAAAGCTCCTCAGATATGCAGTTTTCTGTCACTTCCTGTATTTCTGTCATCTTTCGGCTCCATTGTCACCCGCAATACCTTATCACGCCGATTTCGGGTATGTCAAGTTGCAAGCGCAATCCATCATGCCCTATCTTAATGGGCGACTTGATGTCTGAAAAGGTTGCGAGAAATGAAACGCTATCAGCCACTATCAGCTTCCCTCCCCGGTATCACATTCCGTGATATCAGGATATATCAATCAACGTACCAGCTACCAGCACCATAACCGCCGGTACACCATATCCAAGCCACCAGGGATAGTCACTCAATGAGCCGAACTCAGTTTTCCAACGAATCAGTAGAACTATGCCTACTCCGATCAACGCCCTTCACCAATTCGTCGAAGGCCGCTTGTGGCTTGCCATCGGCATCGCGCTTAACCGGCAAGACTACAACTTCCATTCCATCTTCAAAAACGTTATCTGCTATCATCATCCAATCGAACACAACCTCGGCTGTACCGCGCGAATCCCAACGCAACTTACCAGTCAACCGCGCGGCATCCGTTGCCTCGGCACAGCTGTTATCACGCGCCCTGATTGATATCCTATTCTCGTTCATAATCCCTCCCCCTATACGCTATCCCAATCTGTGATGTCAAGGCCCGGCATTGGGAATGAAGAAAAAGATTGCACAGCCTAACGCCATGAATAACAATATTATACCCATCACCGCTACAACAAAAACTATGGACAGCCCCACCC